TAGGACAGTTGTTGAGAAGAGTTGTAGTGATAAAGATAGTTAGAGAGAAAGACTCGGGGGGTAGTCAATCCAAAAAGAGAAAAAAAGAGAGAAAGAGCCCTAATACAAAATTACAAAAATTCCAATGTGGGCTTGACTTAAAGGAAACTTAGGTAGAGAAAGGTACCAACATGTAGGTACTCTTTTATAGGAGAAAGGTACTTTTGCAAAATAGGCTCCAAGTACCATGAATAGGGGGCTGCATGGGGATATAGGGAAGTACCTAAATATACCCTCCAGATACCATGGTTAAGGGGTTTTTCCTATTCTATAGAATAAATAGCACGAAAGTACCTAAGTACTTAGATGCAGAGGTATATGGGTATTAGATGGTACTGTAGTAAGTACTGTTAGATATGATAGGTACTAACTAAGGTACCTTTAAGTGATTCTTAGGTACTATGCAAAGAAGTAAAGGACACAAATGGAAGTTAATACACCAGATAAAGACGAACGGATTGTTATAACTAAAGAGAAAATAGCTAAAGAGAAGCTACCACCATATAATCTGGTTGGTAATGGGCTTAGTAATAGGCATGGAACTAGCTTAGATATTATAGATGTATGTGTACAGCTAAATATAGCAGAGCTTAGGTTGCTACAGTTTTTCAGGAATGAGTTTACATATGCATGTATAAGAGGTGAGAATAAGCCTAATGAGATTATTCCTACAAAATGTGATAGTTGGGATGCATATCTAAGAGTAGCATTAAAGAAAAACTATTTACATATGGAATATGTTAGATTAGTTGTTAGAATAAGTAGAGGTAAGTACCTGTTGAATCCGTACTTGTTTATGTATTCGAAAGGATATGGAGTGGTACAGGAACAATGGGACAACTTGATAGATAACCTAAAGGAAAACAGATGATGGTATATAAGTTTGACGAAGTAACACAACGGATGGTGTATGCGTTTGAAGCAGAGCCAGAAGAAAAAATAGTTACAGAAAAAGGCAAGGCTTGGTACTATGAACAAGTTAAAATTGCAGAAGAAGTAGGGAATAAGCACTACCAAGAGCTAGTAGCTGATTTAGCTAACTATATATATAAGGACAGTGAAGATGAATAATAGGTTTGTACCAACAGATAAGCTAATATTGACTGAAGATGGGCTAGTACAAGTATTTGCTAAGGACTCGTCACTATATATTAGGAATGACTCTGATGGGTATGTAGTATATGAAGTAGTGAGTGATGAAGCTGTATTAGATAAAGAGGCAGCATTAGATACGTACCCGGAGGCAATGTTATGACCTTAGATAAACAGCCACTAAGTTACGAACAGATAATTAAATGGTACTTTGAAGCTAAAGACAGTAAAGAGTACATGAGTACAATTAAAGCAGATATGTCGCTAAGAATACTGAAAGATAGATATTACGACAGGTTTGTTAAGGAATACCCGGAAGAGTTGATATGAAGTTAAAGGTTAGTAAAGCTGATGATAGTGGTAGTGGAATACTGTATATATTAGTTATGGAGATAGAGGATAAGACGGTATATAAGGTAGGTGTTACCCAGAGGGCTAAGATTGAGGATAGGGTATGTGAGATACTAGCTAGCTTCTTCAAGAGCTATAGGTACTTTCCATGGACTAGACCTAAGAGGTTTAAAAAGACCAATGATGTATATGAAAAAGAAGCTAAAATGCATAAGTACCTAAGTGAGTATAAGTATGAACCAGAAAAGAAGTTTGGAGGTTCAACAGAGTTTTTCTGTGGTATTGACTTAGATGTGCTGGTCGATCTGTATGAGATGATGATTGTGGGGGAAGAACCGCCTATGAAGGAGTGGCAAAATGAGGTTAAAAGTACAAAAAGCTGATAGAGACTTAGAAGTTGAGCTATATGAGAGTAGTAAGTACTTAGATGAATTAACAATATATATACTACCTAGGTACTTTTGGACCGTTAGTGAGTGGAATTGGATTGTACAAGAAAGAGCTAAAGTCAGAGGTAAGATAAAAAGACTTAAGAAGGAACTAAGTAACACTTAGTTATAATGTACACATAAGCATATCGGCGTAAGGGCTATAATGTGATGCTTATAATAGATAAAATGACCTCGTTACAGTAGTAGCGGGGTTTTTTTATGTGTATATAAGGAAAACTGAAGGGAAACTTAGGTATACTCCTACTAAAACATACAGAAAGATAAGGAATGTAATGAAGACAATAACAAAAGAAGACATACAAAAGGCAATGCCAAGTAGGAAAGGTGGAGTAACGGATGAAATTGTCGATATTATTAACAAAAGTCAGACAGAGCCTGAATTTCAAGGTGAAAGTTTGTTGCAAACAGCTACTACCTACGAAAAGGTTATGCAAAATAATAAAGCGGGTATAAAACAATATCTAAATGCGATAAGATTTTGTAGTTATTTAATATCGTTGGACGATAATTATACGGAAGCGTATAAAAAAACGTTTTGGGATACAGAATTTGTTAAGAATAGGTTAGATAAAGCAACGGATAGTAGCCAATATAAAGAGTTAACTAGTGCTGCAAGTAGATATAGAAAGAGTAAACTGGTTGTTGACATATTAACAGTAAGCCAGGTACCAATGCATTTGATGTTTACAGGAATGCAGTACCAAGCAGTAGGGGTGTTGCACAATGTAATGATGACAGCTAAGTTAGATAGGGATAAGATTAATGCCGCTAAAGAGCTACTAGCCGCTACAAAAGCACCTGATAATGTTAAGATTGACTTAGATATTGGGGTAAAAGAAAATAGTGCTGTACAACAATTGAATGACCAGCTAGCACAGTTAGCTAGTAGACAAAAAGTACACTTAGAAGCTGGAACTACTGACTTGAATCAGTTGGGAGCGATGAAAGTACAAGAGGATATAATAGAAGGAGAAATAGATGAGTGATTATCAACCAACTGAGGAGGCTTTAAAGCTAATTGCCTTCATAAGGGCAGCAGGAATTGAAGATAATGCCAATGCAGAGATCCACTACAGACTGTGTGATAAGTTTTTTGGTACAGATAAAGAGGTGCTGATTGTGCTGAGAATGGAGTAAAAAACTTTTTTAGGAATATCGCCGGTAAGATAGATAGATCAGTGTTTTTACAACAATTTATCAAGATAAAAAGAAAGACTGATAGTGAACTTGAATTGGTTAATGCTGATGGTAAAGAGCTGAATATTAAAGGCTATGGGATGAAAGCACTAGCATTAGATACGAAGTTACATACGGAGTGTGGCACTAAAACAATTGGAAACTGTAAAGTGGGTGATAGGATTATAGGTGCAGATGGTAAACCTTGTACTATACTACATAAAAGTGATGTGTTTAATAAGCCTATGTACCGATTAGAACTAAAAGATGGAAGATCTATTAAAATATCTAATGACCATATAAATAGTGTTATCAGAAAAGAAAACTACAACAACAAAGCTACATATAAAAAGTATGATATGACTACTACTGAAATATTAGAATGCAAGCTGTTTCATGAACGCCAACGACAAGGTTATGCATCTAAAGAGCCGTTGTTTTTTATCGAAAACTGTGGAGCTGTTGAGTATACAAAAAAAGAACTTAGCATTGATCCTTATACCTTAGGGCTGTTGTTAGGTGATGGTAGTACTTCACAATCTGTAAGATTGCATGGGCACGTAGACGATATGGAAGTGTATAAAAAGTATATACCTTACAAGTTAGGTAAAGAACATATAGATACACGTAATAACAACGTAGTCTCTTACGGGGTATTAGGGCTACAACAAAAAGTAAAAGAATTAGGTATAAATGTACACGGTGACAATAAATTTGTACCAAAAGAATACTTTAAAGGCAGCAAAGAGCAAAGGTTAGAGCTGTTGACAGGTCTAATGGATACAGACGGTACAATTAGTAGGAATGGTAGAACAACGTTTTGCAGCAATTCAGAACAACTGGTGTTAGATGTGATGGAATTGTGCAGAAGTCTTGGGGGAAAAGCTACGATCACTAGAAATAGGGAAGCTTATCTAACTGAGCTATGGCTAAATAAGCCTATGTTTAAGCTGCCTAGAAAGTTAGAAAGACAAGTGTTTGATAAGGACACAAAAGTAGCTATTACAACAATTGTACCTATACCTGCTGAAAAAAGCCAATGTATTGCCGTTGATAACGAAGAACATCAGTTTATCGTTGAGGACTATGTTAGAACACATAATACCAACATTAGGGGGGTTAGATATAAAGGTGTTAGACCTGATATAGTTGTAATGGATGACGTTACTACCAATGAGAGTTTAACATCTGAGACAATTCAAAATACGATTAATGACAACTTCTACAAAGCTGTTATACCAGCGTTACATCCTACACGATATAGAATATTTGTGATTGGTACACCCATATCAGAGAGAGATATACTACATCAACTAGCTAATAACCCGAGTTGGACAGTACACAGATTTCCAATATGTGAGAAATTCCCATGTACAGAAGAGGAGTTTAAAGGTAACTGGACTGATAGGTTTCCATATGAAGCTGTAAAAAGTAAATATGATATGTATAAAGCGTCGGGTAAAGCACAAGATTTCGCCCAAGAGTACATGTTAGAGCTGTTAGATTTGAGTGATCTGTTGGTTGATGAGAATGATATAAAATGGTTTGACCCAGAGGTGGTTATTAAGCAAAGACGAGCGTATAATTTCTACATTAGTACCGATTTTGCTACCAGTACAAAGAAAAGTGCGGACTTTAGTACCATAGGGGTATGGGCAATAAATAACAATAACGATTGGATGTTGGTAGATGGCCAATGTAGAAGACAAACTATGCAACAAAATATAGATGATTTGTTTAGATATGTACAAAAATGGAAACCGTTGAGTGTTGGTATAGAAAGTAGTGGACAACAAGGTGGATTTATCAGTATATTAGAGGAAATGATGGTTACACGGAACACATGGTTCTCGTTTGCTAAGAAACCTGGCAGTAAAGATCCTGGTATAAGACCAGTTAACGATAAAGTGCATAGGTTTGTTACTGGTGTACAACCAAAATTTAAGCAGGGGAAGGTTTGGTTACCTAGACCAGAGTACACAGAGAAAAAAAGCCCAAAATTGAATGAATTAGTGGAAGAATTGACTGGTGAACTAAGTAAATTTACGATGGCTGGTGGAGTTAAAAGTTTAAAACATGACGATGCATTAGATTTGTTAAACCAGTTGAGTGAGATGGAAACATATGCACCTAGTAATGATGTGGTTTATGAAGAAAAAGACACAGGTTTGATGATTGGGAGTGAGATATACTGGCCAGATGACACTGATAGTGAGTTTGGGAGCAACGGTGGAAGTACTATGTTTTAAGGTAGTATGAAGGTTAAATTAGCTAAAATAGCCCTAAACTCAGGAGGAATAGATGACAGTACAACAAGTTATTGATTTGGCCAAAAACGGCAAATTAAAGATGTTAAGTGTAAAAGACGATCTAGACTCATTGATAGGTTACCTGAATTTAGGGCTAGTAGAGATATATAAAAGATTTCCAATTGACACCTCAGAGGTGATATTAACATTAGGGAGTGATGGTACAGAAGATAATCCGTACACTATGATTAGTGATACGATATATAAGATGCCAGATGACTTTATGTACTTAATATCGGCATATGATGAAGTGCCAGAGACATCTAATCAGCTTGTAGCAGAAATACCTATAAATGAAGAAAATAACCCATTAAGTATAAATACGATATCGTGGAATAAGGTGCAAATACCGTTGACGGTAACAGGGGCACACTTATCACTGATATATGCGTCATCACCAGCGTATCTAACAACAGATGATCTGGAAAGTGAGATACCATTGCCTATACAACTAATTGAACCATTGATGCTGTATGTAGCGTATTTGGCATATGCTGCAGTTGACAGTACTACACAAGAAGAAGATGCAATTATGTATACAAGATTTGAAAAAAGTTGTAAAGATGTGAAATTGCTAGGTGTATTTACGGGAGATGATTTGTCTATGTCAGAAAGAATCTTCACAAGAGGATTTGTATAATGAAAAAAGGAGAAAGTAATGCCTAGAAGAAGTACATCGCTTAGCAATGTTGCTGGAAGTGCAATAACTAGAGAGATAGACAGTAAGTATGACGTGATTAAAGAAGTTAGTCAGCATTTGGATGAGATTGCTCAGATATTAGAGATGGATTTGACAACGTTGTTGGCTGAATTGCAAGAAGCAGCTAACTTTGAAGGACTGACTGTTGAAGCGGGTGAGACAGCTGAATGGGATGCAGTAAATAAAGTTATAACAGTACCTACGATTGCAGGTGAAGATGGTACTGACGGAGAAGATGGTAAGGATCTAACAGTAAGTGACATTAGTTATAACGCAAGCTCTGGGGAATTCACATGGACATTTAGCGACGATACTACGTATGTTACACCGGATCTAAGGGGTGAGAAAGGTGAAACAGGGGAAACTGGACCACAAGGTGAGAAGGGTAACACTGGAGAACGTGGGCCTACAGGGTACGCACCTGTGGTAGATATGTGGGTAGATGATGAAGGAAACCTAATCTTTGACACTGTTGGGTATGAGAGTGTTGAAGGATAGTATAAATAGTATATAAGGAAATAGAATGACAATAGTAATGAATCTTCACGATAAGATTGAAAATGTAACGGAGTACTATTTAGCTGATAACGTAGA